TCGATCGCTTGCTTGCCTTTGCCTGCGTTCGTGCGGATGAACGAGAGCAGCGCATCAAAGAGCGCACGGAGAAATGCATACACCTCACTTCGCTCCGATGGCTTCGCTTGTCTTGTCACCGTCTCGAGCGCAGATGAGTCCAACACCTGCGATGCACGCAGCGAGGAGCGATGCGAAGTCGATCGTCGTTGCAGGGTCGCCGTCGGTGAACGCAGTCAGTGCAGCGGACAATGCGACGAGGATTGCAGCAACGCCTGCGCCTGTGGTCTTCCAGTTTTTGTTCTTGAGATTCATGTGTGGGCCTCTTTCGTGATGATGGATGATGTGAGCGGATAGTGTCGCAACAAGCGACGAGCCTTGTCTCTGATCGTAGCAGGCACTTTGGGAGTGGTCTTCGGGTCGAGGAGTTCACGCAGGAACTCACGCACCTGTGCAACCGTCCGTAGTTCTTCGCTGCGAGTTGTCACGGCTTGCACGCCTGAATGATCGACCACATCAAGAACGCAACGAGAAGCACATCGATGATCGCCCACAGCGTCGGGTTGATGGACCGTGCAACGGATGCGCTTGTGCAGACACGAGCCCACGCCTTGACGATCCAGTGCTTTGGCTTGTGCGGTCTCATCTCGTCTCGAGCCGGTCGAGTCTCTGATCGATGGAGCGCAATTGTTCCGTCTGCGACGCATCCGAGATAGACAGCGAGCCAACCACTCGTGCTAGATCGGAGCAGATCAGCCGCAGATCTGATACTTGAATCTGATTCTGTTCGAGCACCTGATCCCTGCGACCAATCGTCAGGAAGATTCCTGCGACTCCGATGATGAGGACGACGAGCTGGAGCATTTGGATCGTGCTGCCGAGTACGGTTTGACTTCGAGGATTTTGGTCGGTCACGGTTCATCTTTCGGCTTTGGTTTTTTGTCGATCTTGAGTTTGATCGCATTGATTCTCTCGATGCAGTAATCGTCGGACGCTGTCTTGATCATATCCCTGATCGCAAATTGGTTGCCCCATGTGGTGATCTTCGCCTTCGTGCCGATCTTCGTATTGCTCGTCCACATTACCACGACCGAGTCAGCATTTGCCTCCTCGACGAATCGTGCGACGATCTCACGCACGGCAAGTGCAGCCCGCTTGTCCTCGTCAGGTACGCCTTTCATGTCGGCATGAAGTCCAGTTTTGCTCGGCAGAAATCGCCGCCTTGTGTTTGCTTGCGATCGATCTTGATGCGCATCCACATTGCGCCGATCGGTTTGGGTGGTCCGCCACGCTCAACGTGCCAACCACCTGCGCCCGATTGTTGTGTCTCGTTGTCGTTGTCGCCGCCGTACTCGTCCTTGTAGCAACCGCATCGCACATGCCACTGCGACTCGAGGAACACGCTGTATGTGCTTTTGTTCAGAGCAGGGATCTTGCGCACCATCTCGAGTGCCCATCGTTCGTGCACATGACCACACACGACAACCGATGCAACTGGATTCCACGATGACTGCCGACGCACACGCAGCGTGTCGAAACTCATCATCCCGCCACCACCCGAGCCGTGGAAATATGTCAACCAAAACGATGTTGTCTTAGATCCTCGCCGCAACTTGAAGTAGACATCGCCGCCGTATCGACCGTCGAGAATCGACGAGCCCGCAAGCGTGTTGATGCGCTCGACCAGCCGTGCGGTGAGATCCGTCTCCTGGTTCTTTGATACGGCCGTCTCGTGGTTGCCCTGCGCAAGGAGTGCGATGTGCGACGCATAGGGCGCAAGGAACTTTGCGCCGTGCTTGACGAGCGAATCGAAGTAGTCAGGAGAATCGAGATGCTCCTCACGAGTCTGTCCGTGCCGTGACCGCCTCGGATCTGCACGACCGCCCATTGCGCAGAAGAAATCGCCGATGTCCAAGATGATCGCATTGCGCTTGATCGCTTCGTCAAGGTCCTGCTTCTCTCGATCGTGGTCGCTGTGTGGGTTGTCGTGATGAGCATCAGACCGCAGGAGCACCCACTGCTCATCGATGCCTCCCATGTCGCAGTCAATCTCAACGATCGACGGATGCACTCGCTTTGCTTGCCACGGCTTTCTTCGCTTTGTCGTGCGAGTCGATGGAGGCAAAACTTTGCCTGCCTTCTTGCCACTCTTGCATGCGGGTTGAGGTTTGATGCGCTGGACTCCTCGAGGTGATCGAGTACACGGTGATTCGTGCACCCGTGTCCTCGTTTGAACTGTAGGTACGGTGGATATTTTGTTCGACAATTTGCGAGTCGTCGTGCCACACGATGCCAGTCATTGCATCTTCAGTCGAGCGCAGAAGTTTCGTGAGGTCGGGACGCACGATGGGAAACCACGGCGCATCTGCTTTGATCTCGCCGCTTGCCTTGTAGTGCGCCTTCGGTCTCGGCATGCGGAACTCAATCACGAGTGCGAGCGGTGGTTGCATCAGTTCGCCACCTGACATTGCTGCACGGGCTGCGTGCGCAACGACTGTGCGCCATGTGCGTGTCTTCTTGCCGCCTGCATCGACGACGACAATCTTGCCTGTGCGAGGGTTGCGGAATGCAGACTTCGATCCACCTGGTGATGGCAGACCGAACGCCACGAAGTTGAGCATTTCAACTGCTGCCATTGCGAGCCAGTCGTGCAAGTGCTTCGAGGCTCGCTCGGTCTGTGATCTGCACGGCCTTATCGATCGACACGCCTAGCCGGTCCATCTGCTCAAGTGTGATGTGTCCTGCGCATTGTGCGAGCGTGATCTGCAGGCGCACAAGATCAGCCTCGAGCGATTTGCGCTCGATGATCCACCTCGCTAATGGGTTGTCCTCCATCGGCATGCACAAATCCTAGCACGAAATACAACAGCCACGCAATAACTACTTGCGATCGGGCTCGATGTGCAGTTCGATTGATGCGTCCTTTATTTCATATGCCTTGAAAAGTTCATCCAATTCTTCCATGCTCCTCAACTTATCTCGTGAACAGAAATAATTCATAATCCCAAGCGAAGAGAAGACCTTCTTGGGCATAGTTCTCATAACGCCCTTTGTCTGCCAACCCAAGAAAGATACTTCTTCATTTGCAGGGTCATATTGTGCCAAGACTAAAACAAGTGAACAGTCATCAATCTCCCATTCCTTGATCAATAAATTGTACGCTTTGGTGGCCGTCTTGATATCAATGGTTAATGTCTTTCCGTTGTTCATTACGGCTCTGAAGTCAACATGCCCATCACCGTCAGGACGAATAGATTTGTCCACATTGAGGCAGTAGCGTTTCCCAAAAGCGAGTTCGCCAGCCATGCCGATGATGTGTTCAGTATATTGGTTTTCGTAATATCTCGGAGAGCCAGTCGGGTGAGCGTCCTGCCGTGCAATTCCGAGAGAGTGGCTTTCGTTCATCAATTTGTCACCGAGTGCACTCTTTCGATGTCGATCGACCCGCCTGCAAGTCCAAGAAATGTTGCGCAATGCCGAGACTTTGCAAGCGGATCGAAGGACATTAAAGGTGAGGCATTGCGCATGGCGTCAGCATAGCACACATAAAACAACCGCCCATGCTCAAGTTGTTCAGACTACGCCGTGAGGCGAACGAGCGAGGACGGTTGTCGTGGTGACGGAGAGTTTGTATGGAGAACATGTAAGTATTTCTTACAAGTTGCATCATACCCCTGACCCCGTCACAACATCATACGCACACCTGATTCACACGGTCGGCGGCGTGATCCGTGCGCCGAGTTTGTAGAGCGCAGTTGCGATGATGTCCGCCGTGTCCTTGACCGCTTCCTCCGACAACTCGGGACGGCAAGCGTGGAGCATTTCGTGGATCGTGACATTCAGCATCGCCTTGGGTGCGAGCGATCGTCTCACGGTCATCATTGGCTTGCGTGCTGTGGGCAGATCGCACTCGCCCCAATTTGCCCTGGACTGCATCTCGGAAGCCTTGACGAAGTCGAGCGACCATGTCCGATTGGCGATCTTTATGCGCATGAATGATCCTATGACTGCATAAGTTTTTTGCAGTACCGGACCGACTCCGCCATATCCGCTCGTGCGTTCTCTCGCTGCTCGATCTGCAGGTGTGGCGTGGTCAGCACGACCTCCGCTGTGCGTGTCATGTCACGGAGCGCACTGGTCAACTCGTTGTAGTTGTTGATGCCTGCGGCCTTGAGTTGTGTGCGCAGGTGTCCGATCTCCGCTGCGCTGTCACGCAGCGACTGCGCCACTCGTGGGTTGCGAGTGATCGCAGCCTCGAAGTTCAGCCATGTCATCAGGTCGATGCCCGACGAAGTTGTGTCATTCTCCTGCATTCTGCCTCGCTTTTCATTTTCGCTTTAAGTTTCATAATTGCGCCAACGCCTATTGCCTGCGCCCGCTCGGGTGATATCGGATCGTGCGGGTTGCGCAGAGAGTACATCCGTGCCACCTGGTCATACGGGGTGAGTGTCTTATCTCGGTTTGAATCGCTCATGTTTCGCATCCTGCGTTTGTGTGCGTTCGAGTTCGTCTCGTTCGAGTTGTGCAACTCGTGCGGTGAGCGCAGCGAGTTTCATCTGCAGCGCAACGAGTTCGACTGCGAGCACGGTCTGCTTGCAGTCGGTCTCGAGTTTGTCGTGCTTGGACCTGATCGACT